ACCAGTGGGGCCAGTGGGGCCAGTGGGGCCTGTGTTGCCCTGATTGCCGGTGGGACCAGTCGGCCCTGTCGGACCTGCGCCTGTCGGGCCTGTCGGGCCGGTGGGGCCAGCAACCGACGATGCAGCGCCTGTTGCACCTGTCGGACCGGTCGGGCCAGTGGGGCCTGTCGGGCCAGCAACCGAAGATGCAGCACCTGTCGGGCCGGTGGGGCCAGTCGGCCCTTGAGGACCGCTTGCGCCATTCAGGTTGACTGTCCAGCTGCTGTAAGTGCCGGAACCGACAAAGGACGAGATGCTCGCAACCAGCACACCACTTACTGAATTGTAGCTGCTGACAACACCCTGCATGTATGCCGAACCGCTGTTGGCGATCAGGATCGGCTGCGCAGGCGTGTAATTCAGCCCGGTGGCGACCGTCAGTGTCTGAGTGCCATAGCCGAGCGTCAATGATGTGGTGCTGGTTGTCGCATAAAGCGATCCAGAAATACCAGTCGGTCCTGTGGGGCCAGCAGCACCAGAAGTGCCCGAATTTCCTTGAGGCCCGGTCGGTCCAGTGGGGCCAGTCGGCCCAGTCGGTCCGCTTTGCGGAGCAACCCAGCTCATCACGCCAGCGGTGGTGGACGCCAGAAGATAGCCGTTGGTGGATGGGCCAGCAGGTGGCAGCTTATAGCTGACCGACGCCGAAGCTGTTGCGCTGCCCGCGATCGTTGTGCTCTGGCCATTCGATATCAGAGCGAGGCTGGTGCCCGAAGCTGCGCCGATTGAAGGGCTGGTGAACGATGGCGAAACCGTCAGAGCGACGACTGTGCCTGTGCCGCTGGTGTTGTAGCTTGTCGACCAAGCAGTGCCGTTCCAGTAGGTGATGCCTGCCGATGAAGGATTGGTGCCGCCGCCGCCCGACGAACTGATTGTGATTGTGCCTGCGGAATTGTCGATTGTGATGTTGCTGCCAGCCGTCAGCGTGTTCAGGCTGTAGCCGTTGCCATTGCCAATCAGCAGCTGACCATTGGCCGGCAGCGATGTGTTGCCTGTACCGCCCTGAGAAGGGGGCGCAGGAAAGTCCACCTTTCCAGAGAACGCAGCTTCCCACTCTTCAGCGGTAGGGATGTACCCTGTCGGCCAGCCTGGATTGGTAGGGGTTGACATATTACTGTTTTATCCCGTTCGGAATGGTTCAGAAGCCGTGGCTTGATCCTAGGGCCAAGGAAAGTGCATAAACGTAAACATCAAGCAGATCGTCGGCGCGTCTAGCAGCGTCTCTGTCGCCAATGCGGAAACTTGTGACCTGCGAACTAAGATGGTTACGGGTCAAGCCCTTATAGTTCACAGTCTTGTTGAAGGCGTAATCTGATATTTTGCACATGCCTTGATGGTGATGCGAGGAGACTGCAATTGCGCGTTCATCCTTGCCCAAGGCAGTGAAGCCAGAGTCAATCGGCAGAAGCGGCCAGCCCTTGCGAGCGCCATGCTGAAGCAAGACACTCCCGCTGGCCTTGTCTTCAACCCAAATGCCTCTGACACCTTCACGAGCGCCGACTTGCTTTGACAGCTCAGTGATTCGCGGAAGCACGACATTCGGTATCCAGCTGTTCAAAAGGTCAGCCTCAATCTGGACAATCTCCCAGTCGAGGATGATCAGCGGAATCCCTGCGTATTGATTTCTTGCAACGTAGATGATGGCGGTGCCATCGTTCGCGCTGCCAGTCTTGACTGCCGAATCGATGACCGCAAACACGCGATCGCAATTCGTCGGATACGGAACTGGCATGCCATTCGCATCCAGCATCTTTTCCATGCTGAAGAAAGCAACACCAGACCAGTCAACGAATTCGGCAAGAATTTCCTGCCTGAACACGTCTGGGTGCATCCTCAACCGTTCATCTTCAATCCACGCCCGGTCAACCAAAGGGTTCGACCAACTTGGCGCATGAAACATCTTGAAACCCATTTCAGGGTCATTGCAGACACGCCAAAAAAAGTTCTCGGTGTCAATGCCATTCGGCGTCGAATAAACCCAGACCTCTGCATTCGGCTTTGTGGCCATTGTCGGAACAATGCTCCTGCTCCAAATATCGAGCATCTGCGTGTTCTTGGTGAACGCGCCTTCATCGACAAGGATCAAGTCATACTCACGACCGCGACCAGCCAGCTCATTATCAATCAGCGACCAGAAATCAATCTTGCCACCGGTCGAGGTTTTGAGCAGCCCTTCGCCTCGGTTTGAGGCCAGAAGGATATCGCGAAGAATGTATTTGATCTCGTCGTATGGCTCTGTCAGCTGTTTATATGTCGGAGCGAAAATGCCGACCTTCAAGCCTTTGGCTGCAGCATCGCACGCCAGAGTTACGATCTTCTTTGTCTTGCCGAAACGCCGACCACAGCAAACGCCATTGCGCTTGGACCGTGATCGGTACATATCTGCCTGACCTTCGTGAAAGGTTGGCAGCTCGATTGTGATTGTCATCAGCTTGGCAGACCGCCAGTGATTTTAATTTCCTTGGCGCCGTTCGACCCACTTTGCTCATTGTGAACCGTCTCGCGCCATCCGGCCTGCGTCTTCAAAAAGAAGATCGCATCCGCAGTGCGCCCAGCCATCGCGTTGCGGATCAACGCGCCAGCCACCTTCGCAATGACCTCAGCCTTGCCCTTGTCCAGCTCTTCGCGGCAGTGCTTGGTCAACCAGTCCACTGACCGACCGATCAGATACCCGATCTGCTCTTGCGTCAGCCCAAGCCCGCTATACATCGCAACACGCTTGCGCTGCTCTGCTGTGGGATGAACGGTTGACCGAGCCATGTCATGCCGCCTTGCTGCGTTCCGGCTTCATTGCGTTAAACGTGGCGCCCGTTTCGGCATGCACCGCCTCAAGGCCGGTAAAGTCCTGCCACCGCTTGATCGCCACATCGACATATGCGGGATTAAGTTCGATGGCGTGAATCATGCGCCCGGTCATTTCGCCCGCAATGATCGTGGTTCCCGATCCGCTGAACGGCTCATACACCGCTTGGCCGGCGCTTGAGTTGTTCTCGTTGGGGCGCTTCATGCATTCGACGGGTTTCTGTGTGCTGTGGCCGGTTTCGGACTTTTGCGGCTTGTCGATCTGCCAGAGGGTCGATTGCTTGCGGTCACCCTGCCAGTGGCCGGTTGCTCCTGACTTTTTGCGAACGGCATACCAGCAATTTTCATGCTGCGCGTGGTAATGTCCGCGACCAATCACTAACTGGCTCTTCGCCCAAACGATCTGCATCCGGGGGGGTAGTCCAGCCGCAACTAAACTGTCATGAACCGCACAGTTCAGCGGCCCGGGCGCACACCAGACGTAAGCCACATCGCCAGGGAATAGCGCCCACGCTTCCTGCCAGTCGGCTTTCTCATCGTTCTCGACTTTGCCTAGCGCGGAGGCACCATAGGCCGAACCATCAGGGCGCTTCGCTTCGTTGCGCCAGTTCGCATCATACTCCACCCCATAAGGCGGGTCCGTAACCATCAGGTGCGGCACCACGCCATTCAGGCACTTCGCCACAACATCCGCGTTGGTCGAATCCCCGCAAACGATCCGATGCTTGCCCAGAACCCAGACATCACCCAGCACTGACACCGGATCAGCCGGCACCTCGGGAATATCGTCGGGATCGGTCAGCCCCTCGGTATTTTCCGCCAGCATCGCAGCAAGCTCGTCGTCGCTGAATCCGATCAGGCTAAGATCAAAGCCCTCATCACCCAGCCCTTGCATCTCGCTGGACAGCATTTCCATGTCCCAGCCAGCATTCAGCGCCAGCTTGTTGTCGGCAATCACGTAGGCGCGCTTCTGGGCGTCCGTCAGGCCATGCAGCGTAATCGTGGGCACTTGCGCCATGCCGAGCTTGCGAGCGCCCTGTAGACGCCCGTGTCCGGCAATTATCCCGCCTTGCTCATCAATCAGGATCGGGTTGGTGAAACCAAACTCGCGGATCGACGCAGCGATCTGTGCGACCTGGCTGTCGGAATGCGTGCGGCTGTTGCGCGCGAAGGGGATCAGGTCTGCGAGCGGTTTATACTCAACCTTTATAGTTCCGTTTAATTTTGCTTCGGCTGTCATACTATCTCAGCCTCAAAACAAAAAACGCCCGCAACCATTTCTGGTGCAGGCGCAAAAATCCAATGGTGTATTTCTGACACATCCCGCCTTCTCCGTCAAGCCACATCGCGCACATAGACCACGCCACCTCGTCGAGGCATGCAAAGCGCTTTCAGCGCGTATAGAGCGCGCCGCAACGACGCCTGGTCGTTCAGGTGACCCGGCAAATCTTCAAGCGCTGCAAATACGAGCTGGTCCAGCCACAGCGGTCCACAGTCCGGGTTCTTGTCAATGCAAAGCTGGTTGAACGCCCGACGCACCGGCAGCCCCATCCGCGACACGGTGTCGAGACTTTCGCGCAACCACGTTTCCCGGCGCTTGTTCCGCTCGTGGTCCATATCGCCAACGCCACCGTGGGTCTTGTCGGCAATCGGGCTGCGAAACCCGCCAACCTCGTATGCCGACCAATATGCGTTTGACAGCGACCGCGCCATGTCCAGCAATGCCTTGGCTTCGCTTCCCTGGCCCAGCAGACCAGCGCGATAGGCCCGCCCGATCGCATCGCACCCATCCTGCCCGAAGAGCGCCTGCATGGCCTGGGCGTGCTCTGTGCCCTTGTCTATCGCATTCACCAGTCGTTCCTTGCGTGTCTTGCGCTTAGGCCGCCCTGACGGCTCCCGTGGCCCCTGCTTGTGCTTGCGTCCCGCCTTGCCCACAGATCACCTCTTGGTGTTGATTGGAATTGAAAACCGTTCGTCTTCGGCAAAATCTACGCGATCACCGAAGCCGGGCTTTTTTCCGGGTGGTATTCGATCACGGTCAACATTGGGAGTCCATGCCGAAAGATCCAGAAGTTTTAGCGCCGCCGCCAGCGCGCCTGTTTTGCTGCCAGAGCATCTCAGAGCGGTCCAATCCTTATTTACCACAGCCTCCAAAAAAATACGAACCCAACTGCGCAGATCATTTTCGCTCTTGAATACGTTCACATCGCACCCCGACCTTCCATGATGGCGATGCAGTCTTTGCACGTAACCTTGTCTTTATTGTCAGTCGTTGTTGGCTGCTTTCCCGTCAGGCTCGCAGTGCAATAGGCGACCGCCCTGTGGCCGAACTTGTCCTTTATCCACGCTCGTTTATGCACTGTCTTTGACTTTCTCAAATATGAACCCAACATGCTCGCTGTCCGTCTGCCCAAAGAGACTGAGCAGAGGCTGGTGCGGGTCATGGCCTAACCAAATCCCCCGCCAGATCAGCCGGACACCCGTCGTACTTCCCCGCACGCCAGTTCTGCCGAAGTTGCTCAATCGGCACGGCGTTGGCGTAGTCGGTCCACAGCGCGATGAATGGTCGGGCCTGGTGTTCGGGGATGGGGTTGGTTTGGGTGCCGGTCATGGCGGCAAACGGCGTCAGGCTGGCGCGGGTCACGGTCACGCCACCGCCTTCCGAGCGTTGAACGCCTCCATGCGGCGGACAAAGGCAT